ATGTTGGTGTCGAGTGCCATTATTTAATCCTTAACCGTAAACATTGGGGCTGGCAAAGTTAACGCCCGCGTTTGCTTCGTAACCTGAGTTAAACCCACTTTGGGGTAAATTCATTGCGGTGCCACTATTCCTACCGTTCAGCAAACTATTGAGGTAATAAGTGTTTGCAAGATTGCTGATGCCGCCTAGCCCTTGGTTAAACGCGTTCGCCCCGCCGACAATACCCGACGCTTGAGCGTTAGCACCGCCTGTCAGCGCATTGGTAGCGTTTGTGCCGTAGGCGCCCAACACACCAGTTGTGCCTTGACCGTAATTGCCATACGCCGTGTTTATGGCGTTACCAGCGTTGCCGTAAGCACCTGACGCACCTTGACCAAATTGTCCGTACGCAGCGTTATTTGCAGACATTGCATTAGCACCCGCGTTGCCAAAATTTGCGTTGGCTTGACCTTGCATAGCCGCCGCACTTTGACCGGCGGCAGCACCCGTCTGAAAGGGCGACAAGGTGTTGCCACGAATAGTTTGGTAACGGTTAAACGCGTTGCCGTACTCTTGCGAGGCTGCTTCTTGCCCGTACATTTGTGAGGCTTTGAGAGCATTACCGGAAATCAAACCACCTCGAGCAGCCGCTTGGCGATCGACGGCTTTCAAGCCTTCGCTTAAACGAAAAGCGTAGCCTGGATCCATTCCCGCTTTAAACATTTCAGGCGTAAAGTCAGCCGTTTTAAAACGACCGTAATCTGCTGCACCCGTGTTGCCGCCAATGCCCAACAGCGTGTTGAGTTGGTTAAGGTTGGCAACGCCTGACTCGCGGTACGGCGCAAAGTCTGCGCGCGACTGCTCGTACATTTGCCGTTGAAAAGCCAACCCTTCAGCAGTTTGCGCCAACTGCGAATTAAGCGCGTCACGTTGAGCCAATAATTGCTTGTCAACCGTTGCGCCTTGTGCTGCAATTTGTCGATCTAACGCTTCTTTTTGCGCGGCAAGCTGTTGCTGCGAAATCTGATAAGACAGTTGGCCGGACTCTCTTGCGGCTTCGGCTTGCGTGTTTGCGGCATCACGCGCTGCGCGCGCGCTGTTTGCGCTGCCAATTAGACCCGCACCCGCACTAATTGCTGCTGCCCCAACGATAACTCCAGCCATATCAATTCTCCGTTAAGACTAGCCTAGCATTATTGTTTGCCAACGCCAATCTTTTATCTAACAAACCACATTCAGGAATGACATAAAGTAATTCTTCAATCTCGTCTATGTCGGTGCAGCCACTAGGGTTGTCGTAAATGTCAACCCATACAAGTTCTTCATCGCCTACCCAACCGACTCGGCGTGTGCCCGCTGGCGCATCTAACTCTAGCGGTGCGGTCAGGGTGTGGAGGTCATCGCCTAAGTTGACTGAAATTGTACCTTTTTCAAGTCTAACTTTATAGGGTGATTTATGCGCCGCGCCCACGATAACCGTGTTGGGCGGCACAATCATCGTGCGAATGTACTGACCGTCTTTGAAAGCGTGGGTTGTGACAATGTCAGCCTGTGGCATTTTCAAAAGTTCGTCTTGCAGCACGTCAATCTTTTGCTGCAAGGTTGGCTTTAAAAAGTCAAGGTCAAAGGTCACCTTCATGTCACCAAGTTCCCCGACGTAGTAAAGGCGTGGATTGAGTAGCCGTTAACAAACGTGTAAGTGCCACCCGTTGCGCGGCGTGGGCCGAGATAACGGAAGACAAAGAATCCGGTGCTACCCGCCCCGCCAGGCCCTATCGCCCCGCTGCCACCCGCGTCACCTTCAGAACCACCACCACCGCCCGCGCCTCGGTTGGGAGTACCCGCACCACCCGCGCCTAGTGGGCCGGTTGCGCCGTTACCTGCACCTGACGCACCCGCACCGCCTGGAGCCGCGCCGCCGCCGCTACCGTAAACAACTGCGGTGCCGGTGATAGATGATGTTGTCCCTGCCGTGCCCGCCCCGCTCAGAGTGTTGCCGCCGTTACCCCCGCCCGCACCCGCTACACCACCTGCGCTGCCAAAAGCACTATCTTGCCCGCCCCCGCCTGGGGGCGCGGAAAGGGTGGGGAACGTGCTAGTGCCGCCGCTAGGCGCGATGACTACAGCGTAAGAAGAACCTGAAAGCAAAAACAGCGAACCTTGAAGTACAGTTCCACCGCCCCCGCCGCTGCCGTAGGTAGACGTAAATTGGCTATCCCCACCTCGACCGCCGCCGCCCACAAGCAGGTAATCCCCATAAATACGGGAGTTGGTGCTTAATCCAAATGCACCTGCTGACGCTGCGCCGATATTGGATATGCGTGGCATTTATGCGTACCTTGTCTGCGAGGCGATGACGGTGAAAGCTGCATCGCCGGTCTTAATGATGGCGTAGGTGTAAGAGTCCACCGAGTTGATGTTGCCAGCGTTAGGTGCAATACCGCTTTGCCATTTAGGCGTAACAGCGTTGCCGTCAATGGTGACCGCGCTGTTGTAATAAGCGGTTGCACCTTGAGTCGCCAAGAAAGTCACGGTAATGGTTTGCCCTGTTGACATCAAACTGTTAAGCGATGCGGTAGACGATGCCCTAAAGTTCATTGTCCAATTGGCAGACGCATTGGTCGTGTAGTACATAATGGACTGCGTACCAATGTCGTAATTGATCGTACCGGTAGACGCCGTAGCAGCAATAGTGGTCGGCTCAACAATGTACCTAAACGTGCTATTAGCTGCGTTAATAAGTTGAAATCTTGTGCCGTCGTATTCAATTAGGATTAACGCGCCCGCTTGAATGTCGCCCGCTGCTAAAGGCGTTGTGCCAAACTTGGTAATCGACTTGACGCCTAGCGTGTCAATGTCAATCGTCACCGCAGCGGTGTTGGTATTCTGAGCAATAAAGCTGTATTGTGCGCCCGCAGCATAGCCGCCCAAAGCAGGTGTGGCCAAGCCGGTCAACGCATTTGTACCGGCAACCGTAATCAGATTGCTGATGCTTGTGGTGTCGTTGATTGCGGGGATGCTGTCGTAAGTGCCGATCTGAACGTAAGTAGATGATTTCAACACAAACTTGTACAACACCCCGCCATCTAACCAAATCTCAGCCGGTGTGCGCCCTGCCGCATCCAACACAATCGGGTTGGTGTTGTTGGTTCCACCATCGCGCGACGTGTAGGTCGTAGCTGGCGTGGAGGTTCCCGACAGGTAGCTGTACAGCAAGCCGCCGGTCAAAGGTGCGCCGTTGGCGTCTAAGAATTGCGCGCCCGCACCGGCAAAGGCTGAAAGATTGATCGACATTAGACTATCCCTGTAATGATGCCGTTGACGACCGTCACGGTTTTAGAATCGGCTGTAGTAAACGTACCGGACGCAGCACCCGTGCCGCTGCCTAGTTGTTCGTACATTGAGTTGATAAACCTGAACCACTCACGCGAGATCAAACCCGTTGCAGGGTCTACAAGAGGAACGCGCGGTGCGGTGATTTGGGTAGGGTTCATGCTTTGGTCGCCGTCACGTCAAGTTCAGCCGCCATGATGGCAATCTTGACCGGATCGGTGCCTGAAATCTCATACACCCGATCACGCAGTTTTAAAGTCATGCCAAGGCGACGCCAAATGACGCGCTTGAAATACTCGCCCACGCCGCCCATTGACTTCCAATGTTCGTTTGACCATGTGTGACCGCCGTCATCTGACCAGCGCAGCATGACTTGCGGTTGCGCAAAGTTATCCACAGCGTTGATGATTTCAATCTGATCGACAATGCCTAGCGAGCCCGATACAGTCAAGGGGCTCAAGTAGATGCGCCCTGGCACCTCGACCACGCCTGGCAGACCGACGCCGGTTTCGCAATCTAGCTGCAACGAATGTTGGGCAGTACGTTTGAAGTTATTGGTGCCGGTGGGCAGCGCGCGCCATGAACGCAACCATTTCTGAGTGCGTGGGCCGTCAGCGTAGACTTCCAAATCAAAGGCGTACAAGTTGCCGTTTTGAAAGTCGCCTACGATGATTTCTTGGTTAAACGACACTTGGCAATTGCTGCGGTGGCGGCTAAAGTCGCCGTTAGTAAAACTTGCCCGCTCATGCCACGCTTGCGACGCCACATCAAACACCCAAGTCGCTTGCGCGGTGGGAAAGGTCAGGACGTAGAACGCATGACCGTCTTGTTGATAGGTGTAGGCAATGGCGTCAGAAATGTCACCGTACTGTTGAATCTGCCACTCGACTGCGTGGGTGCTGATCCGCACACCGGTGTAGCCCTGTGAGCGGTAGACAATACCTCTACCACGATCATCCGCGCCTAACCAAAACAGCCCATTATCCAATTTGGCAACGGAAAATGTTGCAGCGCAACCAATTTCATTAAACGCGCCTTGGATTCGCTGTAAAGGAAAACCCGCACCGGCAGCGGCGTTGTACCAAACCTCAACCGAATTTGTACCAAACAGCCAAATCTCAGAATGGTCGGTAATGGATGACACCAAGTTGTCAGGATCGCCCTCTGCGCTTGCAAAATCAAGCGGGTCGATAGAGAGTGGGTCAAGCAGCTCAGTCGTCCATACGCGCTGACTAGCGGGCTCTATAAACACAAAGTAGCCGCCGAGGTAGGACACGGTTAAGGCGCCAGGGAAGTCAGGATCAGTAATCTGACCAAACGCGCTTGTTGTGGCGTTGTAGACAAAGCTCGGCCCATTGCAAGCAACAAACAAATGGTTGCCGTCATCCGTCATCGACACAGGCCCATCATTGGCAACCGTGCCGAGTGCTGTGATGTTGTACTCGGTGTCTATTCTGTAAAGCGTATTACCTGACACAACGTAGGCGTAGCCACCATATTGCCAAAGCCCTCGCACGGGGCCGGTGCCAACGGTGGTCAACAAACGCAATCCAGGCGCACGGCTCAAAAACGCGGGCTCTTGCCCGCCCTCGGCAATCACCTCGGGAAACAAGTTGATCATACGGTTGTCGGCAGCGTTGACGCTGCGAGCCGTATATGCGGAGCCGAGGATGGGCGACTTCATTAGTAGTTGCCTGCGAAAATATTAAACCGTTGACGCGTTGCAACGATTGAGTACGGCAGCGACATAATATCGTCGGGGTTGTTAATGCGTTTGAGGTTGCGCTTAGAGTACATGGCGATGCGCGACACTTGGGGGCTGGGCTCAACGCCAAACTCGGGTGCAATCTCGCACGCCAAATTGTACTTAAACGCGCGAAGGTAGCCTGGCGGGAACGCCAAGGGTGTAGACAACAACGCAGGGGTAGTTAATTCTTGCACCGACACAATGTGCCACTCCAGTACCTTGGTAGGCACCGGATAGACGGTCATCGTAATGTCGGGGTAAGTCATGTTGACAAACATAACTTGAGGGTAAGTCGAGGTCACAGTTTTGACCGCAATGCCGTTGTATTGCTGTTGATTGATTAGCTTAATACCAAACGAAATGTTAGATGACGGATCACGAAAGTAAGTCGAGTCATCTATTAAAATAGGGCGGTTGCCTACGAAGTCGCCCGTGGGGCCGAGCGTGCGCGTGGCAAAATTGGGCAACCAAGAAAAGACTTGGTCTTGAGTCGAAAACACCGACAAACGCTCGGTGTTCCAAGAGTCAATCATCTGATTAAGTGCGGCTAGCGCGTCATTGGCGGTCGCCGCCGACGGTTCTTCACCTTCAGCCAGTTGACCGATTAGGCGTAACGCCCCGTTTATCTGATCCCCAGCCGTGGTTGTGGTCATGCCTACTCCGTTTTACGACGTCGTTTTAACTCGTTCACAGGCGCAGCCTCTTCTACTGGCGCGTCTAAATTGTACACTTCCCATCCGTTTTTGACGTCAGCTTTAACTTCCAAATCGGAAATTGCCACTTTGTTGCCGTGTATGGGGTGCTTGAGGTAAATGTGCATTTAAAATCCTTGTGCGAGGGGCGAGGATCGCCCGCCCCTCTTTGCATTAACCTGCGATGCGGTAAGCGACGTAAGTTGCGTCAGCGGTCTTGCGAACGCGCCAATTGCAAGCTGTGTTAGCTGAAACTGCTGCAACACCAACCAAAGTCACGCCGGTGTTAGCCGTAACCGTAGCGGCGTTTGTGCCGCCGATGTTGATGATGTGAAAGTCAAACGAACTGTTGACCTTCATGCTTGAGAACGCTGCGTCAAGATCAGTACCCAAGGGCATGGTCAAGTTAACGGCTGCGCCAGTATAAGTGATGATACCGGTGGCCAATTCAGCGGCGGTCAGAGTGGCCGCTGCTGTTTTAGCTACTGGTGCTTGTTGAGTTCCGAGGATAACCTCGCCGAGATTGCCATCACCAATTTGATAGC